TCTGAAAAAAGATTAGCGATTTGTAAAGAATGTCCATTATACAAAGAAACACCAATGGGTCCGATATGTAATCCTAGATTATATATTAATGAAAATAATAAAACAGACTATTCAGATAGACCAAAAATTGGATATAGAAAAGGATGCGGATGTGCTCTTAATCGAAAAACAAAACTGCCTGCAGCAAAATGTATAGTAATGAAATGGTAATATATTATATTTATAAAATACATTTTCTTTGCGGATTTCCGAGTGGCAGATATTATTAGGAAAACACAAGCATACTGGAGATTTAAGTAATGACAAGTACACTGGATCAGGTAATTTTTTGTAAAGCATATTATGAAGAAAGTTAAGAATATAATTATTGGATGGTATAGAAAAATATTTAATAAAAAATCTGAATTAGCAGAAAAAAGACTGGCAATTTGTAGCACTTGCTCGTATAAAACAAAATTATGTGGACAAGATATTTGTGATCTTTGTGGATGCGTATTAGATGCAAAAGTAAGAGTTGAAGACGAACAATGCTATAACAATAAATGGTAATAAGTTAAATTTAAAAAAATGTAAATGATTATGGGAAAAAATCTTTTAGGAAATGCACACATGCAAGAAATGGGAGTTCATCTTATGGGAGCAAATATTAAACATGAAACAAAGGAATTAACGCCTGAGGAAATTGCTGCTCATAATAAAAAAATGGAGGAAGAACAGCTTTTAACAGCAAATAGATTACTTGAATTAAATAAAGGTACTAAAGATGCATCTAAAATGAAGGTAGCTGCAACTGGATATACTGTTATTATAAAACCATTTGAAAAAAATCCTTATAGAGAAATTAAAACAAGTGCTTCAGGTTTGATTCTTCCAGGAGATCTTTTTGCAGATACATATAAGTCTGATGATACTGGTGAGATGGAGAGAGCTGAACAATTTATTGCATGTGGTACTGTTATTTCTGCAGGACCCGAATGTAAATACGTAAAACCTGGAGAGGATATATATTACAGAAATTCTGTAGTACCTGTTCCATTCAATAATATGGGTTATTACGCTATCAGTGAACAAAACATTATATGTCGAGTAATTGAAAAGGACAAAGAATAATATGATAAACGAAATTGAAAAAACGTTTTTTAACCCAGGAGATGTAGTCACTTTAAAACATGGTGATCTTACATCTCCTGTTATGTATGTAGTAGAAAAAATTACACAATCATACAAACATGGTAATGAAATAACTAATATCTTTAAAGGTATTAAATGTAGATGATTTGATAAGAATATGGTTTTACGTGAAGCAGTATTCTCAACAAAAGATTTAAAATTTTATAAGAACAAGTAATTATGAAAGCTTATTTAAACAATGGTATAATAATAGAAGGTACTGTAGCTGAAATTAAAGAGTTTTTGGAAGGACAGAATTATACAATTACAACTACTCCAAATACTACTCCTATTTGGATTTATCCTTCACAACCTTTAGATCCTAAATATAATAAATTTGAAATTACTTGCTCTACAACAGATATTAACAATAAAACAATATAATCATGGAACAAGAAGAATTAATGCAATTTGTTCAATGACTTCCATCTAAAGTAGAAGAATTCCAAAATAAAACACCTGAAGAAATTGTAGGAAAATTAAATGAGTTAGCACAAACAGAAGATGGTATGAATACTATTTCTGGATTGATTAATCAATTTAAACAAGAACAATCTGCAGGAATGTTTAAACAAGGAGGTAAACTTGCTTATCTTGTTAATAAATTTAAGAATGGAGGATCTGCAAAGAATGAACGTAAAGAAAATAAGAAGGTTGTAAAAGAAGGTAAGAAATCTTCTAAATTCAATCGTACTGCATATAGAAATATGAAATCTGCTATTAAGGATCAAGATCTTGGATTAAGTAGAAGAGAAGTTAAAGCAGCTGCAATGAAAAATATTGTAGGAGATAATTCTAAACCTAAAGTAACAAAAACTGAAGGTTCAATTGTTTCTCAACCTTTATCTTTTGGAGTATCTATGAAAACTGGAATTACTCCTAAAGTAAATGTACAAACTAATGTTACTCCTGATTTATCTCAAGGTAATTTCAATCAAGCTTTTGCAGCAGCTAGAAGTGCAGGACTTACTAGCTTTACTTGAAATGGAAAATTATATGGAACTCAATTAGCTCCAACAAGACCTGCTCCTAAGAAACCAAAGCTTCCACAATCTAATCTTGGATCAAGAAATATTTCTGGAGCAGAAGAAGCTGGAATGTCTGCAGCTAAAGGAATTAGACCTACAAATATGAATGAAGAATTAGTTATAACTAATCCTTCATATAGTGATTACATAGTGGCATCTAATTTAGGTAATCCTAATAGGTTTGATAGTAGATATGTAGGACCTAGAAGTATGTCGGTTAATTATGGAAATAATGCTACTTTAGGATCTATTCCCGTTGAACACCGCATCAATCCAAGAAACCTTGGTTCATTTTTCCAAGAAGGGGGTAAAACTTCTCAAAGAAAATCTGATAAAGCTCGTAAGGAGTTTCATGGAGTAGATTTATTTGAATATAGTCCTAATAAATGAGTGCACAATGGAGCACAAGTTGCTAGAAGTTTAAAACCTGGAGTTAATCAAACTGTATTACCTAATGGAGTTGGTTTAAGACAAATTACTAGAAATAATATTACAACATCAGAATTAGTATCTCCAAATAAACAAGATACTCTTTATATACACAATGGCGTTGGAGGTAGAGTAGATAGTAATATTGATGATTCTGGAATTCTTGGATTTTTAGGATTGAGACGGTCGTCTCCTGTAAGTAATAGATATAAAGAACTCCAATCAAAGTTTGGAGCACAAAAATTTGCTGAAGGTGGGGAAACTGAAGAAAAACCAAGAAAAGTTACATCTAAGAAAGGTAATGCGTATACTGTTGATAAAGCCGATACAACTAAAAACGGAATGGTAATTAGAAGATTAGTTGGAGACTTAGGAAATGGATATTTTAACGTGATGGAACAATATCAAAAGGTTAACAATCCAAAAGACTTAAGATATCATTTTTTTAATAACGTTGATTTTGATTATCTTTCTAGTTTAAGAAAGAATCCAAAAGTATTTGGCCCATTTGAACTTGCTAGTAAACAAGATAATGGATTTAGTCCGTTATTTATAGATGGGTATGATTTAAATAAAAAATAATGCTAGATTTATTCCTTTATGATAATGTAACATGTAATCTAAAGATTAACGAATACGAAATACTATTAGTAAAGGAGTTTGCAGCGCTGTGAGATACAGAAAGAAATAAATGTAAAGAAGATCCAAAAGGAACAAAGAGGTTAAGAGCTTGAAGAGAATTTAAATATATATGGTTGTTTTGTGACTGAAAAAGTCCATATCAACAATACTTAGAGAGACAAAAGCATGATGCAGCTATGGAAGATTCTGGATTAACTCAAGAAGAATGAGACGATCCAGTCTTCCATGCAGCAGTTAGAAAATACATGGAAATCAAAGATTCTTCTAGAATACTTAGCCTTATAAAAACAGCGTATCGAACTCTTGAAAAAATGAGAGTATCTTTAGATAATATAGACCTTGAAGAGAGAGATAATAATAGTAAACCTATCTTTAAGGCAAAAGATGTATTAGCTGATATTGCTAGTATTGGAGTTATGGCAGATAAATTAAAAGAACTTGAGCTTAATTATAAAAAAGATCAAATGCAATCCAATGCTAAAAATAGAGGTGATGTAAAACCTGGATTTATGGATAGTTAAGTATGGTAAAGACAATTAAATCTTCAATGTCTCAAGCACGTAAAAAAATGCTTGAACAGATAAAAAATAAAGAAGAATCAGAAGTCAAAAGAAAGAAAACAGCTAAAGAGAAATATAAAGAACTTAGAGAATCAATAAAAGATCCTGAACCAACTCCTCAATCTTTTTCAGATAAATTCGAAGAAGAATTAAAAAAGCAATTACAAGAAATGCTTGGAGATCAGAAAGAAGATACTACAGAACAATTTGAGTATACTGCAACTGATTTTTATAAAAAGAGAGATGGTTTGTGAGATGTGGCGGTCACTGAAGATGTACTTTACTTTGATCCAGAGCTATCATATGAGTTAACTGGATATCGACCAATTAATGAAACTCAAGGTTTAGATTTTGATCCTACTCCTTTTAATGAACTAGCTCAAATTTATGATAGAACTGGTTCATATACGGAATATCCTGCAGATTCAAAGCCTTATAATGATTTCTGAAGAGAACAATATAAACGTTGTACTGAAGGTTATACAGTTGGCAAATATAGAATTACAGGAGATCATTATTTCTTTTTAAATTTCTATAGAATGGAAGTTATTTCTGAAGGAGCTAGAGGTGGTGCAGGTCGTAATGAAAAGTTTCCTACATTTCTAGCTAAACAATATGAATTCTTTCATTATGTTGAAATGGCTGAAAGACTACATAAAGATGTAGCTATATTAAAAGCTCGTGGTATTGGATTATCTGAGATTGTTGCTTGTTTAGCAGTAAGGCCTTATATAACTAATAGAGGTTATCGTTCTTTATTAACTTGTGCTGCAGAAGGTAAACTTACTCCTTTAAAAACTAAATGTTGAAAACAGTTAAACTGATTAGACATGAATACTAATGGAGGTATGCGCCACCTACGACAAAAAGTTAATAATGCAGATACTAAGCGTGCATCTCAAGTTACTCCTGATGGAGTTGAATATGGTTGAATGTCAGAAATTGATTCAGTAATTGCTGATACATCTGATAAAATTCGTGGTGATCGTGTCGACAGATTAATCTATGAAGAAGCAGGATCTAATAAATATTTAACTAAAAGTTGGATTCAAGGTAATGCTCTTGTTGAGCTTGGTGGTTATCATTTTGGAACACGTATTGCTTTAGGTACAGGTGGTGATGATATGGCACTTGAAGGTTTATCAAACATTTTTGCAAAACCAGAAGGGTATAATGTACTTCCATATAAAAACTATGATACAGAAGATAGAAAACCACAATTAACAGCTTTCTTTATTCCAGCTCATAAGTTTAGTTTACGAGAAGAATTCTTAGATACAAGAGGCGTTACACAATCTGAAGAATTTAAAAAGTTTTATGAGGAAGAACGTAAAAAATTAAGTGGCAAAGACCTACTTGATTATTGTGCAGAGCACTGTTTTATTCCAAATGAAGCATTATATAAGCAGGGTGAAAATATCTTTGATTCAATTGCAATTGCAGATAGATTAAC